TGCTGGAATCCTGAAGTCAAGAACGTAGCCTATGGCCAACATTAAATTTCGAGCAGATATAGAAGCGGTCCACAATGAATGGTGCCGCGCGAACGGTTACCCGGTTAGATGGTACAAGCCTCAAGCTGGAAGGCCCAAGCTCCAAGCTTCACTCACCCATAGTCTCAAGCGTCAAGCCACAGGCCTCAAGCTCAGAGCAACAGGCATCAAGCCCAACAGCTGAGGCATCAAGCTCCAAGCCGCAAGCATCAAGCTCCATGATTCGTGAACCACGGTACAGGAATAGTGAAGAAGTTTTCGAGGACCTCGGACCAAGGGCCTCTGCTATGATAAAAGTATTCTCAGGATGTGTCTGATGCCACGCTATTTGGTGTGGACTAAACTTTAACTTATTACCCTTCGTAACTTTAAACTCGACTGTAAAAAATACATTTCTTTTGTTGTAACAGAGTGCGTCTGGCATACCAGGAACAGTTAAATTCTCTATACGGTTCCACAATATTTTAGGAGTTGCCTTCTTAAATTTTTGGTAAAGTTTTGCTTCTGGGCCCATAAGTTTTTTGAGGTAATGACAACCTATTTAGTAGTCCTTAATATACCCTGGAGGCAGTATTAATCTTTCTTCTTTGTTTGGCTTTAATACAATTCTTATAGACTCTGCACCCGGTGTACCTATGGCATGTTCTTGTACTTCTATTCTTTTTATTTCTTCAAGATAGCCGTTCACGTGAATAAATATTTTAGCATTAGATACAGCATTACCTTTACGACCATTCGTAAATTTATCTAAATACTCTTGTAAATGTTTTACGTACATATTCTGTATACTTGACTTTTTACAATACTTACCTTAAAAAGTCAAGTATGGGTGTACCTAAAAGATTAACAGAAATGCAGAAAAGATTCGCTGAACTAATTGTTTGGGGTGGACCAAATGGACCCGTATCACAAACAGAAGCAGCAAAACTAGCTGGATACAGTGAGAAGAGAGCTGCACAAGAAGGATCTGAATTATTAAATCCTAAGCTTAGCCCACTTGTTATTCAGTATGTAGACAAATTAAAACAAGAAAAGTTTAGAAAGTTTGAAGTGACTTATGAAGGTCATTTAGCTGAGCTATCTAGAATTAAGGAAGAGGCTTTGAAGAAAGGTTCTTTTTCATCTGCTGTGAACGCTGAAACAAATCGAGGAAAAGCAGCAGGATTATATATAGAAAGAAAAATAATAAAAACAGGGAAATTAGAGGACCTATCAGAATTAGAATTAGAAGCAAAAATGAAAAAGATCTTAGATGATTATTCACAGATTCTAGATGTTACTCCTGAAAAAATTGAAGACAAAGATAAACATTAAACAACTTTATTCTTGTTAGGCCCATGTTTTATTCTGTACTTATGTGTGCCTGTGCCATTGATATCTACTTCTTCTCTTAAAACCTTATTAAGAAATATTTCGTTCCAACCGTTTTTGTAGGCTTCACTTGGTGGTCTTGTTCTACCGTCGTATTTTTTGCCTTTTTCTCTTTTCATATATCTTCCTCTTGTTTGGGTAAATATACATCAACTGCGGCTTGACAATTAGGACAACTTAAATTGGTAACCATACTATAAAACTCATCCTCATCTTCAATGTCGTGATCACCACCCCATATTAACTCTGTTTGGCAATGCCAACAATTCATATTTTTACTTTTTCCATTTTAATTATGCATCCTTTAGGGAATACATTCCTATCACTAAACACTTCTTCCTTTTCATCATAAGAAGCAAACGTCCATAGAAACTTATTTGTTTTTTTATACACATAAGCTTGTGTAATCATAACAGCGCAACCAAACTTGTCAAACTCTTCTGGAGTTGCATGCCCGGCATCACCGGTGATATCGAGCCACCTAATTGAGTAAAAATAATATCTATTTTTATTTATTACTGCATGTTTATATTTTGATTTTTTTCTTCTTTTTGCCATAATCTTGCCACATTCTCCAGTTTCGACACTTATGTGTTAAAATTTATTATACCACATAAAAAATAAAAAAATATAAAAAGGGTCGGCATTGTATTTTTAAGTACCTTAAATGACCTACAACTGTTGTGGGAGTAGGCAAATAATCGCCGACCCCTAAGGGGTCGGCAAGGGGTCGGCAAGGGGTCGAAAGGGTCGGCATTTTGGAACAAACCTGCAACAAAAGTGTTCATTTTAGGTCTTTTCCTTTTTTTCGACACTTTGAGGGGTCGCTGCGACCCCTCGCCGACACCCTAGGGGTCGGCATTTTATGCCTTAATCTTGCCACAATGTTGCCTCTTTTTCATCATTTTTCATTTCATAATACATGTCTATTCTCTTCAAAGCTTCGTGTTTATACTTACGTAATTCACCACCTTCTAATTTAAATTCTTGGTAATATAAATCTGGAGTACACATCATAATTACAAATTGTTCAATTTGGGTTTTATGTACATAGTCATGTGCCATGCAATACATTGCACCTTGTAAATAATAGTCTCCAATATATTCGACCCGTTTTGGACGATTAGATTGTTTAAAATCTACAACTGTATCTTTACCATTGTGTACACAAACTAAATCTGTAGACCCTGCAAATAGACCTGGATAATATAACGTGACCTCTGAGCCGTAGTACCCTTCTACCGGTGCCAGTCCTAGCTCTATGACCTTCTCAGCCATACGTTTTGACTCTTGTCCTAAAGGAGTTAAATCTTCATATCCGTCACCCAATACATAATTCTCAAGATACTTATGCATTGATGTGCCTCTCTTACTAGATATATTTTTAATACGTTCAGCCTCAGCTTCACCAACTTTGGCTTTCCATTTCCTTAAAAATTCCTGGTCCTTGGTCCGTGATAAAATAGTCGTGACACTAGGTAGCCTGTTGCCAGCTACGTCGTAGGTCCGTGATCCATGGGCCTCGGATCTTGAAGCATCTACATAGTTAAATTTATTTATTTTTTTTATCATTCTTTATTTGAAAGTACATACTAAAACTACTCTACAACCTTTTTTTGGGAAATAATGATAATGAAGATTATTTCCAAATAATACAGCTTTATGTTTTTTTATAGAAACTTCTTTAATTATCTTTTTATTTTTATCTAATATTACTGTCTTTGCGTTTTTATCTAAACAATCATTTAAATAAATAAGAACTTGCTTATGTTTTATTTTTGGATGATCTGTATGAGTCCCTGATTTTTTATGTCCATTATTATAAGTATAATTAATAGCTATTCTCAAATATTCTTTAGGTTTTATTTTAATTTTTTTAAAAAAAGAATTTAATATACTTAATACCTCCGGGTAATATGAACTATTATATAACTCACCTTCTTGTCTATGCTCTATTCTTTTTAAAATTACATGAGATAAGAAGCACTTGGTATCTGGTTTATTATCTTTATCTAAACAAGAAAAAGGATGATGATAAAAAGGTAGCTTTGAATTCAATATAGTATCATCTATAAATTTTATATTATCTTCTGATAAAAAATTTTCGACTTCTTTATACATTCTATTTAAAGTTGGCTCCTATAGATATTCTTTGTCCTTTTGATTTAAAAGGCAATACTTCGTGACGTACATTAGACGGGAATATTAGTAAATCTCTCTCTTCTGGAAATAAAGAATACTGAGTTATGCTGTGCTCTCTTGGTTCACTATAGTGAAATGATATACAACCAGGACCAGCTGATTTGCTATTATGGTCAGCGTTTTCTTTTTTTAATTGTTTGGGTACTTTAAGATATAACACACAAGACAAAGTACAATCATTGTGAGTGTGTTGTGGGTTTACTTCTCCTGCTTTCATAAAATTAATCCATGAGGATATACAATCAACATTATCTATTCTTCTATTATAATAAGTGAAATGTGCTTCACGGTAAAGATTAAAATAAGGTTGTAAATCTTTCATAAGATCAACAGAGCTCTTTAACCATTCCCAAGATACATTAAACTCTTTACCGGTAGCTCCAATCATCAACTTGTCTTTTGCACTTTTATTCTGATGTTTTTTATCTATAAAACGAGATATCCATGTCAACTCAGTTCTTGATACTTTAGTTCTAAAAATAAATGGACCCCAATAAGGGAAAGAATAGCCACCTGGTATATTATTATTCATTTCGTCAGAGGAGACACCACGTCTGGCACTCTCTCCTCTAACGCCGAGAGTCGTTGCTCAGGCTTTGAAATGCCTTCATCGCTAAGGTCCAGGGAAACGCCAGTGGCAGGATTTGTACCCCTATCTCGGTCAATTTTGTAATGATTAATAATATTAATCAATTCTTCTTTTTTCGTAATAGCATGAGGAGCTATAATCTTTGCTATCTCGTATGCTTCTCTAAAACCTCTTCTCCATCTATATTGCATCTTATGTCCTTTTCTTGGTTTCTCTCTAAGATTACCACCAAACGTATCACAACACCATTGTACTGTAGGTTTATGGGTCATAACTATTTCCATTTGTATACGCCAACATTTATATCTTCCGTTGGGTTTATTAGCCCAATATTTTTTGTACGTGATATTACCCTCACCATCAAACAAACCTGCAAGATAAACAAATTTACTTTTTATATCCTGTTCCATGGTCCTTGTTCCCCCAACGTTTGTTCCATGCATATACATTCATCTTGCTACCGATGTGTTCAATCCATGATAATGGTACATCTTTAAATCTTTTATACTTATATTTAATATCAGTTATTAAATCTGGTATTGTCTTAATCATAATCAGCTTCTCCTGCAGTTAAATTTATCCAACTATATTTATAACATAGCCTAGAAAGTAAATCCCATTTTCCTGTTTCTCTACATTTCTTAGCTATACATTTTATTCTAAACACTAGTGCTGTTTCTTTATTCACTTCTTTCTCCGTTTGTGTCGGCCCATATACCATTCTCCTGGCTCATAGTCCCAACGTTTTCCGTGATGGCCGCGTATGTCTGCGTACCACATTCTTAATCTTACTATCCATTTTCTTATGGTCATAAACCGCCAGTATTTCTAAACTGTTTTATTTGATCTTCTATTTGTTTACTTAGTTTTTTATTATCGAGTCTCACTTTGATAAGTTCTTCTGTTAACATATCAATACGCTGGTGTAAATATTTATTTCTTTGTATCCATATTTCTTTAGGTACATCTGCATTTACATACTCTTCATGTTCACTCATCACTTCTCTTGAAGTAGCTTCATATAATTTATCTGTCATTTTCTCCTTTCAATTTTTCGTACGCATGTTGTTTTATACTTTTATCTGTTCTACCAATAGTTAACACGTCAACACCATTGTAAGCTTTTACGGCAGGACTATGTGATACTACGGCCCCACCTAAACTTCCTAACAATAACACCTCACTGCAACCTGTTATTAGTATTAGTATCAAAACGCAAAATATTGCCTTCTTCATCTAATTCTCCTTGTGATTCACACATAGTGCATTGTACAACAATGTCTTTGTTAGATCCCACTTCTTTTTTCACCTTGATGTAACCGTTTCCCGTACATCGAGGACATATCTTGTTGCTCATCTCGATCCTTTATTTTTTTTAACATTTTTTTTCTTACATACTTTGGATTATATCCTGCAAGTTCGCAAACGTTTCTAAAGTCTACGCCATCGTTTTTAAACCAATTTCTTGCGGCTCCTGTATCATTATTAAGATATATATCGTCACCTTTAAATCTTAAAGCATCACATGCTGCTATTAATAATACAGAATGCCAAAGTTTTTGTTCTGGTTCTTTATTTCTTTCCAAATAGATTTGACTATTTGCTAGAGGATCTCTGTGCTTTGCCATTTAGTTTTTTTGCTTTCTCGTTTACTATTACTTCTACTGTTTTACTTATTGATAACTCTGTACCAGGAACTATAGCTCCTGAAAGAGATTTTAGTTTATTGTATGTTACGTGTTTTAGTGATACATTTTTGTATTTACTAATGTCTGTCATATTTCTTCCTTTGTTGATAGCAATATAGATACAAAATATAGGATAGTCAAGGATTAAAATGAAATTTTTATTAATAATAACAGTTTGTTCAAGTATATATAATACGTGTATGCCCCCAGCAGAGATGTACCCTATGTACGATAGTTTTACTGATTGTGTTATGGCAGGCCATGAAAATAGTTTATATGTTCTAAAAGAACTTGGCCCTAGAGTAGAAGCTGATCGTATTAATGCATTTTTTAATTGCAAACAAATGATTGGAACTTGACAATGTGTTTAAATTGTGGCAATAATAAAGCTTCTCACCTTAATAACCTATCCCCACAATTCTCTCATTGGGATGGGTTTATCTAGGTTCTTCTCCACCACATATATAACCAATAACTTTTTTATTTTTATACACATGGTAAGTTCTATTACTAAACAGTGTTGTCTTTTTGTTTTCTATTTGTGCTACATTTGTATGAAACCAACTACTACAGGTTGTTTGTATTTCAAATCTATCTAATTTAATTTCGCCCCCAAATGTAAGATACATTAAGGTGATCATTATGGGTTTCATTAATGCCCCTGGCCTACATACTTCTTACGTCTTGTAGCCCGTGGTCCTACTTTTTTGGATATTCTACCTTTACGTTTTTTAGGTGTACGTTTGTGGTAGTTTGATACACCATATAAATTACCTTTTTTCTTAGCCATCTTTCTCGTCTATTTCTTTTTCTTTTTGAATAAATTCTCTGTCTCTATCATCAAGTTTTAAATACTTAATAGATCCATTTACATATTGTCTAGTTTCTTCACCACACAATGTACATTTGTAAAAATCTGTAACAATAGCTACCAATAAAGTTTCTTCATTACAATGTGGGCATTCACCGTGTACCGTATCTATATATCCAATTTTTATTTTTTTCATATTGTCCATGGTAAATATATAACTTTACCTTCTTCTCTTCTAGCTTTAAGCCATTGGTTTCTATTGTCTTCTTTAGCATAACTACAATGTATCCAGCCGGATGTTGGTTCTCCCTCACGGTAGAACTCAAGAATTCCCTGGTCTATATCTAAATTATTTTTTATCCAAATTGCTAAGTCTAAATTATCTACACCAGGTATTTCAAAGTCTGCTGCGGCTGCTCCATCGTCTGCAACATGCTGACTATTAATACTGCTGCCAATTGCAATACATAATTCAGCGCATCTAAAGCCACTGGATATAATAAGTGGTTTGTCGAAATGAGAACGTATTGGCTGAAGCACATTTACTGCTAGTGCTTTTATATTTTCTATTTGAGCCGGATTAGGGTTATTATTAATACCCTTTCTTTCACTAACTTGTGATTTACAAAGTTCGTCTAAGGTTATGTTCGCCGTTAATTTCATGATTTATAGTTTGAGACTGTAGTATATTATTAAGCCTACTGCAAGACCTGCAACAACTGTATTTATAGGAAAAAAAGGTTCCATTACTCTAGTATTAATGCTTTTATAGATTTAGATCCATCTATATTTGTTTCAAGTTGTGCTTTAGATCTAATACATTTAAAAGATATATTATCACTTATCTGTCTGCTAGCTTCGCGCTTGTGCTTCAAACAAAGACTCATCGATTCTTGGATACGATGTTCCTTGATATCAGGTCCTATAAACATTAAAAGGGCTACGATATGTTCTAGCATTAATGACCGTTTCCGTTTTTTCTAACTTTATCTTTTAACTGTTCTACATCAGCCAGTGTCTTTTCTAACTGTTGTTTTAAAAATTCTATATTAACTTTGTTGGTCATATTTTGTTCTTGATTCTTAATTAATTTTTCCACATCTTCAAACACTGATTCCA